TACCTTTTTTGGTACATCGTCATTATCGTTTGGCGAGCGTAACCCAGAGGATATTAGATTATTTTATGATACTTTTTCAAAAAGATATTTTGAAAGCACCGTACCGCAAGTGTTAGAAGCAGAGTATCACTTAAATCGAAACTGGCATTTAGGAGGCGATATCTGTGTAAATGATTTTTACGATTTTTTAGGAATAGAGCACATTGATTGCGGGGATGAACTCGGTTGGTATTGGTCAGACGGAATAGACTGGATTGACTTTAATCATCATAAAACAGTTTTAGATGACGGACTTGAAGTGTATGTTATTGACATGGCATTTTCGCCTAGTATTAACGATGACCCATTCGCATAAATTACAGCCACTATTATGGAAAGGAGGCAACGGGCTATGAATAGTAAAATTATTAGAATCATTGGTCTTGCTGCAACAGTAATCGGATTAGGAGCGAATCTTATTAACGATTGGGCTGATGAGCAGAAGATGAATGAGCAGATTGATAAGAAAGTTAATGAGGCTCTTGCTAAAAGAGATGTAGATGCGAAGGAGTCCTAAAACAAGGACTCTTTTGTTTTATGGAGGTTAAGTATGTCATCAATAGATACAGCTATTGAAATTACTGAATATTGTCTAAAGCAATCAAGAAAAAATAGAGTTGATTGGTATAGCGATAGTTTTATCAGTAATAGCTACTCTATATGGGCGGCAAAAGAGTTGTTGACACGATTGAAAAACAACAGGGATATTCCGCCATTGATAACTCTTGAAAATTTTGAAGAGTTAATGGATGAGTACGCCTGCAAAAACATCAACAACAGTTTTTTATTTTCGTGTGCTAAAGATATGACACGATGGATCATTGATTTATTAATCGCATAAAGCGATATTTTGAAAGGAGATTAACATTATGTGTAAAAGAGAAATGACATTAGGAGAAGAAATTATTGGATTATCAACAAGAGGGATTGACACACCTACAGTAGAAAGAATGTACAGAAAGTATATTGAAATGACTGCTGATAAAGAGCTTGCAATTAAAGAATTTATTAATTCATTATTCGGAGTACCTGCAAAGTCCGACTTAAAAGATGCTGAGGTGGGAGATAAGACAACAATTAAATTGGATGGATTGGGAGAATTTGCAGCAACAGTACACAAGGTTACGGACGATAAGGTTATGCTTATTTTCGATGATTATGTAGCTGAGAGACCTATGAATGAGTCAGACACAAATAAGGGCGGATTTGAATACTCTGATTTGAATGAATGGTTACATACAGAGTTCGTAAAGGCAATACCTTATTCAATTAGAGCAAGACTTACTGATGTAACTATTCCGACAGTAGGTGAGATGTTTGGCTGGGACGACGAGTGGAATAGAAACTACTTTGAGGCTGATAATGACAAACAGCTTCCACTTATGAAGCAGAGACGCAATCGAGTTGCTTATTATAACAATGAGTGTGAGTGCGGATGGCTCCGTAATGCTACCAAGAAAGAATTTTCTGCGGCTTATTTCGCTCGTGTGAACGCCAGTGGCAATTCGAACTACCACGACGCTTCGAACTCGCGTGGGGTTCGTCCGGAAATCTGGTTGGTTAAGTAAAAATCTCCGCCCCTTGTGGGCGGGGTAATCTATAGGAAAGGAAGTAAAAAAAAATGCATAAACCCAATATTAAAGCGGCATATAATGCAGTGAAAAAATCAACCATAAAACACAGTCCGGAAATATTGACCGGAATAGGTATTGCCGGAATGGTAACAACAACTGTGATGGCTGTAAGAGCAACACCGAAGGCACTAAGATTAATTGATAATGCTGAGATTAAAAAAGCTAATGAAACAAATACACCATATGAGGAACCTAATCTCAGCAAGACTGAAATTATAAAAGTTACATGGAAATGTTATATTCCAGTAGCTATAACAGGCGGTTTATCTATTGCTTGTCTGATTGGAGCAAGTTCAGTAAATGCTAGAAGAAACGCCGCACTGGCTACGGCATATTCTATAGCTGAAACATCACTCAAGGAATATCAGAACAAAGTTGTTGAAACGATTGGAGAAAAAAAAGAGCAGACTATCAGAGATGCCGTTGCAAAAGAGAAAATCGATGCACATCCGGCAAAAGAAAGCGAAATTATATTTGTCGGGGATGGCGAGACTCTTTGCTACGATGTATTATCCGGACGCTATTTCAAATCAAAAATTGACAAGATTAAAAAAGCTGAGAATGACTTGAATAGAAGAATGCGAGATGAAATGTATATTTCTCTTAATGAATTCTATTACGAGATTGGTTTACCATCTATTAAAATCGGCGAAGATATTGGATGGAATATTGACAGAGAAGGATATATAGACCTTCGTTTTAGTTCACAGCTTAATGATAACGATGAACCTGTATTTGTAATAGATTACGGATGTGGGCCTAGATATGACTATAGAAACTTGATGTAGGTTCGCAAAAATTACAGCCACTATTATGGAAAGAATAACAAATTTTTAATCTGAAAGGAGATTAACATTATGGAAACAAATGAAATCATGAACAACGAAGAGGTTATGGACACAACAGAGGAAATCGTAAAGACAGCTTCCAAAGGAGGATTCAGTAAGGTAGCAACTATCGGTGTGGCTATGATTGCAGGCGGTTTAGCTTACAAGTTCGTAGTAGCACCAGCAGTTAGTAAACTGAAGGAAATGAAAGCGCGTAAAGGGTTTCGTGTTGTCGAGAATGAGAACTCAATTGAAGATGAAAACACTGAAACAGTTGATGAGAATGATTCTGAAAATTAAAGAATTATTATTCTGACAGGAGAGAGGGAGAGTACCTATAACAAGGTGCTTTCTCTCTTATTTTTTATTGTGGAGGTATTGTTATGAACCAGTATGCTTATAATGGTCCAGTTATGGAATTCGGCAAGTGTATTGCTAATAATTGGGCGGGGTCTACATACGCAGCATCTGAAAAGAAAGCAAAGAGTAATTTAGCGTATCAGTTTAAGAAAAATAATAACCGTATGCCAGCATCGAAAATTACTTTGCCTGGGGAATTAATGGTTATCAATTAGGAGGAAAAGGATGGAAGAATACAAGTCCAACTCACATAAATCGAGAGAACGAGCGAAAGCTGAACTACCAGAAAAGAAGGTAGAAAAAATTGTATCCGGTTCTGTTAAGACAAAGAAAAAGAGCGGAATTAATAAACTTGCAGGGATATTTGTTCCGGAAGATGTAGATAACGTAAAAAGCTACATTTTTGAGGATATCGTTGTGCCTGCCGTAAAGGATATTATTCTTGATGCCGTTAAAGCAGTTCTTGGAGTTAAGGGTTCTGGAGGCAGAAGATCTACGGCAAGTAAAGTATCTTATCGTAAGTATTACGAAGACCCAGCACAGAACGGCAGAAGAAATTACAATGCACAGAGTTCTATTGGCGGTTGCGATTTCGATGATATTTACTTTAACACCAGAACTGAAGCGGAAAATGTATTAGCTGCTATGGACGAAATCGTTGCAAGTTACAGAATTGTAAGTGTTGCGGATTATTTCGATTTGGTTGGTATTGACGGTCCGTGGACAGGAAATAACTACGGCTGGACTGATAATATCAGAAATGCAAGAGTTGTTAATACTAGGGATGGATATACTATCAAGTTCCCAAGAGCAAACCCAATAGATTAGGAGGCAGATTATGTACGAGTCAAAAGATGTCATGGTATCACATCCAGCTCATTATCAGAGTGAAACTGGATTAGAGGTAATTGATGTTATTGAGGCATTTACATTTGATTTGAAAGGCATTGAAGCTACTGACACTGGAAATGTACTCAAATATATGTGCCGTTGGAAAAATAAGAACGGCATACAGGACTTAGAAAAAGCGAGATGGTATTTAGAGCATCTCATTGATCATGTAAAACTTTTAGAAGAGGAGAACAAATAATCATGAAAAAAAATGAAATCATTGCAAAAGTAACAACCGTTGTAAATACAGCAACTATTAAAGTAAAAAAGCATAGCCCAGAAATTCTTATCGTAGCTGGTGTTGTTGGAACAGTTGCAAGTGCAGTAATGGCTTGTAAAGCGACAACAAAATTAAGTACGGTATTAGAAGAGCATAAAAAAGATGTGGATGCTGTGCATGAATGCTCTGAAAACGAGGAAATCAAAGCGGACTATTCACAGGAAGATGCAAAGAAAGATTTGACTATCATTTACGCACAGACTGGAGTAAAGCTTGTTAAGTTATATGCTCCGGCTATTGCATTAGGTGTATTATCACTTACAAGTATTGTGGCATCTAATAATATTCTCAGAAAGAGAAATGTAGCTTTGGCTGCAGCATACGCAACTGTCGATAAGTCTTTCAAAGAATATCGTAATCGTGTTGTTGAAAGATTTGGAGAGCAGGTTGATAAGGAACTGAAATATGATATTAAGGCAAAGAAATTCGAGGAAACTGTAAAAGACCCGGAGACAGGTAAAGAGAAGAAAGTAAAATCTACTGTCAATGTGGCAAAGGCAGACAGCGGATATGCAAGATTCTTTGACGAGACTTGCAAGGGATATGAGAAAGATACACAGTACAATTTACTTATGTTACGCGGACAGCAGCAGTATGCAAATGATCTTTTACATGCCAGAGGATATGTGTTCTTAAATGATGTATACGATATGCTTGGAATTGACAGAACTAAGGAAGGTCAGATTGTAGGCTGGGTATATAACAAGAACAATGAAGTTGGTGATAACTTCGTAGATTTTGGCATCTTAGAAACAAACAGAGAGACAGAAGACGGATCATATGAGCCAGCTATTTTATTAGATTTCAATGTGGATGGCAATATATTAGATCTGATTTAAACGGAGAATTTGCATATGAAAAAAATAATTTGGATGATACTACTGATAATTGCCAGTTCTTTTTGCATAGCAGCATCGCCAATTACGACAAGTGAAAACGATGAAATTACAGGTAAAGAAGTAATTGAGGTTGTCAAAACTGAGGTGGTTGAAGAAGTATCATTTAGTCCGAAGGAGGAAGTAGTAGTGCAAGAGCAAGCACCTCAAGATGTTGTTTGTGAAATTGATACCGATATTTCAAATGATGATATCGAGTTGGTAGCTCTTGTTACTATGGCTGAAGCTGAGGGAGAATGCGAAGAAGGCAAACGATTGGTCATTGATACAATTTTAAATCGTGTTGATTCTGCTTCTTTTCCTAATACAGTTTATGAAGTAGTTTATCAGCCAAGTCAATTTTCTTCTATGTGGAATGGACGAGTCAACAGATGCTATATTGACGATTATATTTGTCAGCTTGTAGTCGAAGAGCTTCGTAACCGAAAGAATTACGATGTTATATTCTTTACAGCTGATAGATATGGAAACTATGGAACACCTATGTTTCAGATTGGAAACCACTATTTTTCAAGTGGAGAATAGAAAGGAGAATTGTTATGCATGTAGTAGGATTAACATTATCAGCAGTTGCAGGAATTTGCTTTTGGAGTGGTCTGGCTGTTTTATTCGGTGGAAAGGACCACTAATTATGGAAGAAATCGGTAACTTCATATCAATGATGGATTATATTCTTGATACCCATCGAAAAAGACATATTACAGGAGGCATTCTGTTGAGTGCCTCTTTACTTTTTGGCGGTTTAGCATTAACCGTTATGACTATCAAGACAGAGGAGGATAATAATGAATAGTAAAGTAGCATTTATTATTGGTTCTGTAGTTGGCGTTGGAATTGGTGTGGCTGGTACATACTCATATTTTAAAGATAAGTACGAGAAGCTCGCAGAGGAAGACTTCAATTCAAGAAGAGTATTTGATGAGGATAAAAAAGACGAACCAGTAGAGCCTGTTGTTGAAAAAACTGCTGACAGTAGAACTGTAGATAAACCGAGTATTGCTGAATATGCAGCAATATTACAGAAGGAAGGCTATGTGAATTATAGCGATATGCAAGATAAAAAACAGAAGCAGGAAATTGCTGTTGACAGACCATATGTTATACAGCCGTCAGATTTTGGAGAGTTTGATGATTACGAAAAAATAAGTCTTACATATACGGCTGACGGAGTGTTACTAGATGATATGAATGAAATTGTGGATGATATTGAAGAAACTGTTGGGGAAGATTCGCTTGAGCATTTCGGAGAGTATGAGGATGACTCCGTCTATGTGAGAAACGATGCTAAGAAATGCGATTATGAAATTCTGTTAGACCAGAGAAACTATCAGGAAATTTTTGAAACTCATCCACATAGAACGGAGATGTAATGACCAGAGACGAATTAAAATTTGATTATTTCGATTGGATGTATGGTCTGGTATGTGATACAAAATATCCGAAGAAATTATCATATAGAAAGCTATTAAATTTTCTCCACAATATGGATTTCACATATCAGCTTACTATGGACAGCAATCGATTTGAGGACGGTATTGAACTACGTTATCGATTTGGATACGAGAACGGATATGACTGCTCTGTTATAGCGAATTATCTGGATGATAGTCCATGTAGCGTATTGGAGATGCTAATAGCACTTTCAATTCGTTTAGAGGAACATATTATGGACGACCCAGAGATTGGCGACAGAACAGGACAATGGTTCTGGAATATGATTACTAATCTTGGGCTGGGCTCTATGGATGACATAAAATTTAATGAGAATCGTGTTGAAGATATTGTAACAAGATTTTTAGAGAGGCAGTATGAGCCAAACGGGCAAGGCGGATTATTTACACTTGAAAACTGTCACTATGACTTGAGAAAAGTGGAAATTTGGTATCAGGCATGTTGGTATCTTGACAGTATTACTTGATTTGAAAGGAGATTACTTATTATGAACGATTTAGTAAGTTATATTTTTAGAAATATGGATGCTACAGATAAGCATCTTATACGCATTTACAAAGCACTGGTGCATCAGAACAAATTTAATAAGGCTGTAACATTATTTAGTGTCGTTACAGCCTTAAATTTACTTGCGATGCGTGCTGATAGTAAAAAGATGCAGCAGGAAATTGCAGCTTTGCGAAAAGAAATTGATGAGTTGAACGAATCGGAAGGAGTATAAAAATGTGATGTTGGATTTTATGGTGGTTTCAACGCGTAGTACAAAGCGCGGAACAATAGAAATCTATCCAAAGTTCCTTATAAAAAAAAGCACAGATCTTATGATTCGAGGTGGTGATTTTTACGCTATCTGGATAGAAGAACGTGGTTTATGGTCTACTGACGAACAGGATGCTTTACAACTTATAGACCGCGAACTGGATAGATATGCTGAGGAGAATCGCCAACGCTTTAACTCAGATATTAAAGTCCTGCATATGTGGGACGCTGAGAGCGGAATGATTGACTCTTGGCATAAATACTGTCAGAAACAATTAAGAGACAGTTTTCATACGCTTGATGATAAACTTATATTTTCCAATACGGAAACGACGAAAAAAGATTATGCAAGCAAGCGACTCAATTATCCTCTTGAAGAGGGGGATTTAACAGCATATGAAAAATTGATTAGCACTTTATATTCTCCGGAAGAACGAATGAAAATAGAGTGGGCTATCGGTTCCATAGTATGTGGTGAATCGCAGAAATTACAGAAATTTCTTGTACTATACGGAGCAGCTGGTACAGGTAAATCAACAATTTTAAATATTATTCAACAGTTATTTGAGGGTTACTATTCAGTCTTTGACGCGAAAGCATTGGGGTCTAGTAGTAACTCTTTTGCGTTAGAGGCGTTTAAAAGTAATCCACTGGTGGCTATTCAGCACGATGGAGACTTGTCAAGGATTGAGGATAATACAAGGCTTAACAGTTTGGTCTCGCATGAGTTAATGACTGTAAATGAGAAATTCAAATCAACATATGCGAACCGTTTCAAATGTTTCTTATTTATGGGAACTAATAAACCTGTACGTATTACAGATGCCAAATCCGGTCTTATAAGACGACTGATTGATGTATCTCCATCTGGAAATAAACTTAATCCAAAGGAATACAAAACAATTGTGAAACAGGTCGGCTTTGAACTTGGAGCTATTGCTTATCATTGCCAGAAAATATATTTGGATAATCCTGGCAGATACGATGATTATATTCCAATTTCAATGCTTGGTGCATCTAACGATTTCTATAACTTTATAGCTGATTCTTATTATGTGTTTAAAAAAGAAGATGGAACAACACTTAAGGCAGCATGGGAAATGTATAAGAATTACTGCGATGAAGCGAAAGTTGGTTATCCGTTATCGAGAAGAGCATTCCAGGAAGAATTGAAAAACTATTTCAAGGATTTCCAAGAGAGATTTAATTTTGATGATGGTTCAAGAGTACGAAGCTATTACATAGGATTCAGAACAGATAAGTTTGAAAGTGATACTCAAACAAAGAAAAAAGAGACACCAAAAACTTATCAGATAGAGTTCAAAGAACAGGAGTCAATATTTGATTCTGTATGTGCGGATTGTCTAGCACAATATGCTTCGCAAAATGAAACCCCACAGCAGAAATGGGAAAAAGTAAAAACAAAATTATCTGCTCTGGATACCTCACAAATTCATTATGTGAAAGTTCCAGAAAATCACATTGTTGTAGATTTTGATATTCCAGATGAAACGGGAAATAAATCTTTCGAAAAGAATTTGGAAGCCGCCAGTAAGTTGCCACCGACTTATGCAGAGTTGAGTAAAAGTGGTCAAGGGATACATCTCCATTATTTATATTCTGGAGACCCTTCTCAGCTAAGCAGAATCTACGATGACCATATAGAGGTAAAGGTATTTACAGGTAAAAGTTCGTTAAGAAGAAAACTAACGAAATGCAACGATTTACCAATAGCTACTATATCCTCTGGGTTACCAATGAAAGGAGAAGACAAAATGGTAAATTTTGATGCCATAAAAAGCGAGAAAGGACTTAGGACACTTATAAAGAGAAATCTCAATAAGGAAATCCACCCAGGAACTAAGCCAAGTATCGATTTCATATACAAAATATTGGAGGATGCTCACAGTAGTGAACTCAAATATGATGTAACAGATATGCGAAATGCGGTATTAGCATTTGCAGCGAACAGCTCTCATCAGGCAGAGTATTGTATTAAGCTCGTCAACAAGATGCAGTTTAAATCGGAAGAAAATTCAAATGCTGTAAAGAATGATGATGCAAAGCTTATATTCTATGATATTGAGGTATTTCCGAACCTGTTTCTGGTCAACTGGAAAATCGAGGGCGAGGGAAAGCCTGTTGTTAGAATGATTAATCCGACACCAAGCGAAATTGAGGAATTAATACAGCTTAGATTGGTCGGATTTAACTGTCGACGATATGATAATCATATTATGTACGCCAGATTGATGGGATATACAAACGAACAACTGTTTAACTTATCGCAAAAGATTATTAATAACAGTCCAAATTGTTTCTTCGGAGAAGCCTACAATATTTCGTTCACAGATGTATATGATTTTTGTTCAAAGAAGCAATCTCTTAAGAAATGGGAAATTGAGTTGAGTAACAAGGCTAATGATCCACATTCGAAGTTGGACGATGAAGTCAGAGCATTATGTAAAAAGATAAAGCATCACGAGCTTGGACTTCCTTGGGACCAGCCTGTTCCAGAAGAACTTTGGACAAAAGTAGCTGAATATTGTGATGATGATGTTATCGCCACAGAGGCTACATACAAAGCAAATCTTGGTGATTTCGTTGCCAGAGAGATTTTGGCAGAGTTAGCTAATGGTTCAGTAAATGATACTACCAATAGTTTGACTACAAAATTTATATTTGGAAAGAACCGTAATCCTCAGAGTGAATTTATGTATAGAGATTTGTCTGAGCCGGTTACGGAATTACCAGATGATGTATTAGCATTCTTAAAAGAGGCAAAACCGGAGATGATGGCTGAGCCATTCCACGGACCCAAAGGTGATAGTTTATTACCATATTTCCCAGACTATAGATTCGAGAACGGAAAATCCCTTTACAGAGGTGAGGAAGTTGGAGAAGGCGGAGAAGTATGGGCGGCTCCTGGAATGTACGGACCCTCAGAAACAGAAGATGTTGGTTCGATGCATCCTAACTCAGCTATATCAGAGTGCTTATTTGGACCAGATTTCACAAAGAGGTTCAAAGATATTTTGGACATTCGTATCTATATTAAGCATGGTGATTTCGATATGGTACGAGATATGTTTGAAGGTGCATTAGCCAAATATCTTGATGATACAGGTAAGGCAAAGGCACTGGCTCAAGCATTGAAGATTGCGATTAATTCTGTGTACGGATTAACAGCCGCAGGATTTATGAATGCCTTCAGAGACTCAAGGAATAAGGATAATATTGTAGCAAAGCGAGGAGCTTTGTTTATGATTGACCTTAGGCATGAAGTTGAAACACAGGGATACAAAGTAATTCACATTAAGACGGACTCTATTAAGATTGAAAATCCGGATGATTATATTCTTGATTTCATTTGTAAGTATGGCAAACGTCACGGATATGATTTCGAGGTAGAGCATATATTTGACAGGATTTGCTTGGTCAACAATGCTGTATATGTTGCAAAATTGGCTGACGATGATCCGGAAAAACCAGGAACATGGACCGCTACAGGAACTCAGTTTCAGATTCCTTATGTATTTAAGTGTCTCTTTAGTAAAGAGGATATTAAATTCGAGGATATGTGTGAAACGAAGTCTGTAAGCGGTTCTTTATATTTGGACTTAAATGAGGACTTACCGGATGTGTCTCAATATGAAAAAGAATTTAGTAAAGCTGAAAGCGATTTCAAGAAAGGGCTGCTATCAGATACAACATTTGAAAGCACCTGCCAGAAATTAAATCCGCTTATTGCAGAGGGACACAATTATCGATTTATCGGAAAAGTTGGACAGTTCTGTCCGATTAAAGATGGATGCGGTGGTGGATTACTTATGCGTGAGAAAGACGGTAAATATTATGCCGCAACAGGTACAAAGGGATATAGATGGCTGGAATCTGAGATGGTCAGAGAACTTGATAAAGTTGATGACATTGACAGGTCTTACTATGACAAACTTGTGAATGAGGCAGTAGATACTATTTCTCAATATGGTGATTTTGAAATGTTTGTGTCGGATGACCCATTTATAACGGAGAAGAAGCAGAATACACCAAAGCTTATGCCTTGCGGAGATGCTAAATACGCAACTTGCTTTGACTGTCCGCACTTCAATGATGACACATACCATATGGATTGTGGGAAAAATTATGATATTTCAGAAGTGATTTCAAGTCAGGTGATGAATCCACCTGTAGAAACTAAATAACAATTAAAGGAGATTTTTATCATGGCTAATAAAGCGGTAGGAAACATTAAAATTGAAGGCGCTCACATTATGTTTAGGAACTTTAGAGGAGAGGAGACCAAGTACAATCGTGCTGGAGACAGAAACTTCTGCGTACTTATCGAAGATGACATGGATGTTGAGCAGTTATCAAATGATGGATGGAATGTAAGAATTCTTGAGCCTAGAGATGAGGGAGATGAGCCAAAGCATTATATTCAGGTCGCTGTAAGTTACAAGAACATTCCACCAAAGATTTATATGGTTACTAGAAGAACAACTACTGAATTAGATGAGGATTCTATCAGCACATTAGATTTCGCTGAAATCAGTAATGTTGATTTGGTAATTAGACCATATTCCTGGGAAGTAAATGGAAAGACTGGAATTAAGGCATATGTTAAGACGATGTATGTAACTATCGAAGAGGATGAGTTTGCTGAAAAATATGCAAGAGAAGAAGCTCCGGTAGAGGACGAGGTTCCATTCCATTAAAATCTGCGGGTGTCAGCTAATTATGGTTGGCACCCATTTATATTTTGAAAGGAGATAATCATGGGCGAAACTGACAAGATTGAAGACCGAATAGTAAAAGAAGAAATCAGCAATGCAATCAGCGCATTACAGAAATTAGAAAAGGCTGTAATGTACATTTCACGACAGCTTGTAGAAAAAAGTAATAATATTGATGATTTGCAGGCACTATCTAATATTGCTGATGGTGATTATTTTAATTATTCAGGAGATGATATTTCATCTGAGACTTTTAGATGGTGATTATATTTTGAAAGGAGACACATATGTTCTTTAAGAAAAAGTCATTTAATAAGCCGAAGCCACCGGTTAAGAAAGTCACAAAGAAATGGGAACAATGGGAACCGACAATTGATTTGTCGAACATTGATAAGAAGAAAACGGTTGAACCAAAACAAAAAGTAGAAATAAAAACAGAAAAAATGCCGGTTGGGACATATTCAAAAGACTTTCTGAATGAGTTTAATAAACTGACAAGAACTCATAGACCATTTGATGTTTGGAGAGATTTTGTGATCATGTTTGCTTGTGCAATATCAAATCCTCTTGATAAATTTCATTATAAAGACAGAGAGGAAAGATATTTGAGTATCATTCATAAATACAGTAAGGACGAACAGATGATATTTCCTAAACTGGCTGCATATACAACGATGGCTTTGGATGCTAATCCAGAACAGGATTTCTTAGGGAAAATGTTTATGGATTTAGGACTTGGTAACAATTCAGCCGGTCAGTTCTTCACACCATATTCAGTTTGTCAGTTGATGGCAGATGTTGTTACTAGCGATTTAGATAATAATCTTCAAGATAAGTTGGAAAAGCAAGGTTATATTTCTCTTGCCGATGAATGCTGTGGAGCAGGAGCAACCCTTATAGCTGCTATTAATACTATTAAAAGAAAGATGGAAAAAGCAATGCCATCGATGAACTTTCAAAGACATTTACTGGTTGTCGGACAGGATATTGATGAAACAGTTGCTCTTATGTGCTATATACAAATTTCTTTACTTGGTGTAGCTGGTTATATAAAAGTTGGAAATTCTATAACAGATCCGATGACCACGGATGACGATAAGAGCAAATACTGGTATACACCTATGTACTTTTCGAATATTTGGGTGATTAGAAGATTTTAATAACAAAGAAAGGATGACACCATATGAAAAAGAAATATTCAATTTCTCAGAAAAAGTGCGAGCAGGGATTGGTAGCTTTTTATGGTTATGTAGCCGAGATATGCAATATAGAAGTTACAGAAAAGAGCACATTTGATTGCACAAAGATTTGTGTAACGAAACCTGTGCAGGATTCCATAATACGATATTATTCTGAATATCAGAAATTATCAGATGAAGAAATCGGTACAAAATTGCTTCTGTGCGGACCTAAAGCAAATCTCATAGGTGCTGGATACGAAGTTGAAGTTGAGGATGGTTTTGTCATTGAGGGTAAATAAATGGCAGGTGTTACATTAAGAAACTATCAATTAGATGCAATAAAAAGGATGAAAACAGGTTGCATTTTATGTGGTGGTGTTGGAAGTGGAAAATCCTTAACTTCAATAGCTTATTACTATGTGCGAAATGGTGGAATTATTGGGACTGATATTTATGAACCAATGGATGACCCACCTAAAGATTTGTACATTATAACGACCGCCAGAAAGCGTGATACTTGTGAATGGGATGGGGAATTGGCACCATTTTTATTGTCTACACATGATGATGTGAATTTATATTCTAACAAAGTGATTGTGGATTCATGGAATAATGTGAAGAAGTATTCAGATGTAAAAGATGCTTTCTTTATATTTGATGAACAAAGAGTCGTTGGAAGCGGAACATGGGTAAAGGCATTCTTGAAGATTGCGAAAAGTAACGAGTGGATTTTGTTATCTGCTACACCCGGGGACACTTGGCAAGATTATATACCGGTTTTTGTTGCGAATGGATTCTATAAAAATCGAAGTGAATTTACAAGAGAACATATTGTTTATAGCAGATTTAGCAAGTTTCCAAAGATTGACAGGTATCTTAATACAGAACGTTTAACCAGGCTTCGGAATAAAATTCTTGTTAATATGGATTTCAAACGAGAAACGGTATCTCACCACGAAGATATTTATGTTGGATATGACTCCATTAAATATAAGGAAGTAACTAAAAATCGATGGGACCCATATAAAAATGAACCCCTCCAGAATGCAGCAGGGCTCTGCTATGTATGGCGGAAGCTTGTAAATATGGATGAATCAAGACAAGTGGCGTTGCTTGAGGTTATGGAGAAGCATTCGAAAGCTATTATATTTTACAACTTTGATTATGAGTTGGAGCTATTGAAAAATATTCTAACAGAATATGAAGTTGCAGAATGGAACGGTCATAAGCATCAACCAGTTCCGACAAGTGATAAATGGGCTTATCTTGTTCAATACAATGCTGGAGCAGAAGGATGGAACTGCATTACAACGGATACAATTATATTCTTCTCACAAAATTATTCTTACAAAATAATGGCTCAATCAGCAGGAAGGATTGACAGAATGAATACACCATTTAAAGACTTATATTATTATCACTTGAAATCTCGCTCTGGAATTGATACAGCCATAGCCAGAGCATTAAAAGAGAAAAAGACGTTTAATGAAAGGAGATACGTAAAATGGTAAACAATTCAGTAAAGGTAGTAGGACAGATACGATTAGGTAGTAGTGTTCTTGATGTATATGGTGATTTGGATGAACCATTGTTCAAGGCAGCAGATATAGCAAATATTATCGAGTATAGTTACGGAAATACGTGGCGAATGCTTGATATGTGTGAGGCTGATGAAAAGCTGAACCTACCAATGGTAGTTGCAGGTCAGAGAAGATCTGTAAGTTTTGTAAATGAGCACGGATTGTATAGTATTCTTTCACAGAGTAGAAAAGAAATTGCCAGAGCTTGGAGAAGGGTTGTTCACGATGAACTTATCAATCTCAGACGAACAAAAGGGTTTGATATTTCCGAGCAGTTTGATGAATGGAACAACGCTATGGACAATATATATTTCGACGAAGCAACCGGACAGCTTATGCAATCAGTCACTACTCCTGGCGGAGATGTAGAACAGATACCATATAAAGGATAGGCGCTTTATGGAGAATTTATATTTTGAAGTTGATTTTGAAAAATATTGCAAGACCTGTGAGCATAAAGACTTGGACGAGAAATGTGACCCTTGTTGTGAGTGTTTAGATCATGGCAGCAATACTCAATCAGAAAGACCTGTAAATTGGAAGGAGAAGAATGAATAAAGGTACAGAAATAGAAAAGGTAATTGCATATTTAGAAAAACGAAAACAAGAAGGATATACACATGTAGCTATAACAACACCAGATAAAATGTATGATTCAAGTATTTTTTATGACGAATGCAGTAGGAAAAATGAAGGTGTGCTGCGTATAGGCTCATCATGTCCGAGGTGTTTAACTTGTTTTAACTATAGTAAGTACCGAAAGGAGGATACTCAATGAGAGATACAGTTTTAGTAAGTATTGATTATGATGATAAGACCAATAAAGGTGTACTGTGTGTTGGAAGACAATTGCCTAATAAATCTGTGGATATTGTTAATGCGATTGATGGTCCAGAAGCCAAGGAACTGTTTGAAAAATTGATCACAAAAAAGGCGGTGAAGAAATGAGCTTCCAGTATGACCAATATTTAGCAAATCACAGAGCTAATGTTAAAAGAGGATTTGATTGGCTATGTGAAAATTTACCAGATGTTACGAATAATATTTCAGATGCAGCCTGGCAGATTGAGTTTGCTCACGATAAGTCGAAGGATGAAGAAGACGAGTATAATGCATACGATGAATATTTCTATGGAAATAACAGGTCTTATAAAGTCGTCCAGGATTATGAAAAAGCATGGCTGATACATATTCATAGAAACCCACATCACTGGCAGTATTGGATACTTATTCATGACGATATGGAAAATGGAGAATTAGAGACTATTCTTGAAATGCCATACGATTATATTGTGGAGATGATTTGTGATTGGTGGGCTTTTAGTTGGGCTAAAGGAAATTTGTATGAAATATTTAACTGGTACGCCGAACATTCTGAATTCATGAAACTTGCGCCTAGAACCAGAGAAACTGTTGAGGATATTCTTGATAAGATAAAGAATAGACTGGATAGTTTGGAAGTTGAGCATAGTGGTGTAAAAGGAATGAAGTGGGGTGTTAGAAATGGTCCGCCATATCCTATAAAAGATAACGGACGAGTTGCAACTGTGCAGAAACATGGTACAATAAAAACAACAAAAATACCTAGAGAAAAATTTACAGAATATGCACTTAATCCAGATAAAGCACCGAATAAAGCAAGAGCGTTTAAGTCGGCATTGGGATATACGAAAGATAACGCTGACGAGTTAATTAATAGTATCAATGAACATTTTGATGTTACTAAATTAGAAGAGCGTGGCGATGGCGGATACGGAATGAGGTACCAACAAATCATGAAATTAAAAGGTCCTAATGAAAAAGAAGCAAATGTTCTTACAGCTTGGATAGATGACGGTAATGACGGTATTAAATTAACAAGTGCATATGTTACAAAGAAGGAGGCTTCAGAATGAAAATAAATCTGTATGATAGGGTTATATTAAAAGATGGAAGAAAAGCTTCGATTGTTGAAATCCTAGAAGAAGGTGTCGCATATATTGCTGATGTGGATTTACCTGGTCAGGATTGGGATACAGTAGAAATCAAATATGAAGATATTGAAAGATTAGAATAGAAAAAAATATAGTATATGTGACCCCATGAGTCTTTTATAGGCTTGTGGGTTATTTTTATTTAAAGGAGACAAATACAATGGAAAATAATATTATTGCAGTAGATTTTGATGGAACTTTATGTGAGAACAAATACCCTGATATCGGCGAGCCAAATATGGAACTTATTGATTTCCTTATGAATTGTCAGCTGAATGGAGATAAGGTTATTCTCTGGACTTGTAGAAACGAGAAACAGACAAAGGCGGCTGTTGAATGGTGTTCAGAGAAAGGGCTTGTCTTTGACGCTGTTAATGAGAATCTTCCAGAAATTATTACTGAGTTCGGTGGAGATACCAGAAAGATATTTGCAAATATTTATATTGATGACGGGAATGTATCTTTATATTCTTGCAGAGAAAAGACCTCTATGGATTTATGGGCTGAAAATGAGGTGGAGCTGGCTTGCGAACATGAGAAATCTGGTGATGATGGCGATGGATTTTCTGAGTATGGATGTGCTTGCTACAGAAGTGCATTAAAGGCATTTGACAGTCTTATGGAGGATGAACATAGTGGTATGAGTATTGGAATTACTAGAAATATTCTTAACCGCTTAATTGCAGGAAAGCCATTAACACCAATTGTAGATACTGATGATATTTGGGATGCCGGTGCTAGTTTTGAGAAAAATGGAGAGAAATCAATTCAGTGCAAACGAATGAGTTCTTTGTTTAAGCATATCAAAGAAGATGGCTCAATTAGTTACAACGATGTAGCAAGAGCTGCATGTGTGAGTATCAATAACCCGAACAATACTTATCATAGCGGATTAATTGATAAGATTATGGACGAGATGTTTCCTATCACTATGCCATATATGCCGTCAACAAAACCATTCTATGTATATTGTGAGGATTTCTTATATGACACAGAAAATGGGGACTTTGATACCGTTGGCGTATTCTATGTGATTACTCCAAATGGAGAAAAGGTTAAGATTAACCGCTTCTTTGCAGAGAAAGATAATAAGTTTGAAGAGATTGATATTTTCAAATATGACGCAAGAAAAGAGGCTGCGGAGCAATTAAAGAAAACTAATGTTCAGAGAGGAGCTGGAGAATGAATAGAACTAGATTTATTCAAGGTTTAAATAGTAATATTGAACTTTCTGATAAAGAGAGAAGGCGAGTTATACGAAATAGCATAAATAAGAGACCTTGGAAATTGAATTGCACTATTGCTATGGAGGAATTTGCAGAACTCACACAGCAGGTTAGCAAACAAATTAGAGGTTATGGTGACAGAATTGGACTCATAGAAGAGATGGCAGATGCTTATATTTGCTTGAAACTTCTGGAGTCCATTTTTAATATCTCACCAGAAGATATGCAGAAAGCAATTGATGTGAAGATGGATAGAGAAAGGAAAAGATAGTGAATCGAACAACAAAAATTAATGTTCTTGCATATGCTTCACGACCAGAAATGGATATCAACTACTTCGGAGATATTGTGGAATATCAAGGAAAAAGATATTTTGTCAGCCTCTCCGAAGAAGTGGTTGAATTTCGTGGAATTGTGAAAGAGGAGGAAAACATATGAGCAACAATATAAGCACGATGTATACAAAGGACAAAAACCAAAAAGCTGGACGAAAAGGATATGTTAATTGGAAACGCGAAAAACTGTATTCAATATCCCCGGCAGCATATGGTGATTATATATTACAACATAAGAAAAGGGGTAAAAAATAATGATATTTGTAACTAATAGCCTTAAATACGATACTACCAAAATGGAGTTGGTATCAACAAAATGTGAATACAAATATATCGGAACAATACTTAATATGACTCTCAGATATAGTGGGAAAAATGTAAAGATATTTAAAAGTTCAAAAAATCATTGGCTTTTGACATATGAAATAGATTACAAAAACTGCGCAGTCGCATTGTCTGAGGAAGAAGCTAAGGAATATCTTATTCATTATGATTTAGAAGCATATGAAAAACATTTCGGAGAATTGGAGGAAGCATAAATGATTGAAATTATTAAACCCGGAACTAAAAAGAAAATTAGTTGCAAATCGTGTGGATGCTTATTTAGTTATGAAAAAGAAGATGTAGAAATCGGACGCCCACATAATTTATATCCTTTAGCTACAGAAAGCAAGTATATAACTTGTCCACAGTGTAACGAAAAAATAGAATTGGAGGCTACAAAATGATGTTATACGTAGTTCATGGAAATACCTATTATTACGGATACGGACATATCGAAAATATATTCGGTATCTATGCGAAAAAAGATGATGCAGAAGCCGCTAAAGAATTAATAACTAAAAAACTCTACGAAAAAGAAATTGCAAGAGGTCAGATGTCTGTTGTTGCAGAGATATCTGACGTCGAAGTGGAAATCGCAGAAATTGAAGCAGGCAGACTTGTAGAGATTGAACTTGGAGGGTATTGTGAATGATTAAATTAGAACACGTAGTTCTGGCGAGTCCGGAGCAGATGGAGTTTATTATTGAAGGTATGCGTAATCCTATGAATTCGTGGGAGAAGAGTGATAGTGAGTATTTGGGATGTGAAATTGATGAGACCGATTTAGCTGAGTGGTTTAAATTGGGCAAAAATGACCACTCACTCATGCAGTGTCTCTCCTATGCAGGCACAGAACACAGAAAATTTATGCGAATGATGCCTGTGTATGTTAGAATTACTGCGCCATTATATTGGTGGAAAGAATTTGATACATATAAAGTCGGAACTGTTGCCAACAGCTGTAGTACCATGCATAAAATCCAAGCTAAGGAATTTAAACTGGAGGATTTCTCTCACGAACATATGGACATTGCTTCTGAAACATGCCTTGAAACAACTATTGGGTATTTGAATCTTTTCAGACAGAGCTTTTTAGAGAATCATGACAAGGATATTTGGTGGCAGATAATTCAGCTTCTTCCGAGCAGTTATAACCAGACGCGCAACGTTATGATGAATTATGAGGTGCTGGTAAATATTTATAAATCTCGTAAGGATCATAAGCTGGACGAATGGAGGAACTTCTGCAAGTGGATTGAAGAGCTTCCGTATTCTGAGCTGATTACTGGAGGCGTGGAATGATAAGTATAATGCCGAAGTGGTTAAGAAAGATATTTCATAAGAAGCCAGATCCGTGTGATGGATGCGATATGGCTATGCTTACAAGTTGGATTTCCTGTGATACTTGCGTAGATGGATGTAATAAGCGGAAAGCTACAGAAAAAGAACTTGACGATTTTATGAAATATAGAGGAAGTCTTATGGGTAAGGAGTGATATTTTGACAGTTATAGTAAAAGACTACTGGAAGTCTCATGTCAGTTCTGTAATTTATGGATATTGCGTTTGCGGGCGAGAGGTACAGCACTCAGCTAAGAAGATTGATGAAAAGTGTCCATTATGCGGAGCAACTCTTGAGTGGGATTTATCAGATAAGAAATTATGGCATAACGGAAAGGAGAACGAAACAATATGACACATGATAAGTATGATACTGATATTTTAAAAACTCTAAAGTCTATAGATGCGAGTTTGAAGAGTATTGCCAAAAGTGTACAGCCAGTAAACACAACAGTCGTTATTGATAACAATTCAGAAGAGGCTGTAAAAGAGTTCCTAAATTCATTACATAGAAAAAATGTTCAACAGGAGGATGCGGAATGTTAGCAAAAATTTTTGGTGTTTGTGTAGCACTACTTATTATATTTGTATGGATACCGTCATTCACCATTGGATTAGTTATATGGTGGAATTTTGTTCACTACATATTCTTTGAACCTAGTAGAAATGAATGTGGCGAAATTGATGAGTGCATCGGCTGTAATATTGAGGATTGTTATGATATTCATGGTGATGGTACAAACAAGAAGTGTAAATGGAAAAATTTAATCGATAAGGAAGCGGAGGAAATGAAAGATAACAATTAATGAGTTATTACCTATTTTAATACTGTTATTTGCGGTGTTTATCTTGGTATGCACACTTACAACCAGAATTTTGGAAAGCTTTGAATATGAGTCAAAGATGGAGACACTTGGCAAAATTGCGAAAGCTATGATCGAAAGAGGTTCAAATGTGAATATTGAGAACCTCATGAATGAGTTAGACAGAGAAAAGAAGGACAAGAAATAACAGGCTAAGGAGAAGTAAATGCGTATGATTAGTGGGTTCGGTTACAGAAATCCAGAAGGTTATCCGGACCCAACTGCGTATAGTGCAATAAATAATGTAGAGAAAACACATGTAGAAAACAAAACATCACCAGAAGATGAAGAACGTTTTCACAAGCTTTTAAATACTATATTTACTATATGTGAGTTGGCTGGATTTCATATTGAAGGAAGAATTGCTATAAAAGACTGTAAAACAGGTAAAATTTGGAGGTAATAGTATGGAATACGATGATATTTTACAGACATTATGTGATGCGTGGGAAAGAATTAAGGAAATTATGAAGAAAATTGCTGAACGATTAAGGGAACTTTTCGGGAAATTATCCAAGGTTTTTGAGCATGGGAAGCCTATAAAGGTGACGGATTATCGATATTATGGGGACTTTTACGTTCGTACAGAGTATACATATATTCCAATATTCCGCAGAAATATGCCGTATCACAGAAGAAATTTTTAAAATTTGGAGGTGAATTTGCAGGTGAATAAGCGTGGAAGACCGCCTAGAGACGACGGAGAAGTGAAAAATAAGCAGTATAGGTTGCGTTTGTCGGACGGTGAGGAGGCTATTTTAGATGAATTATCGACTGAATATGGTATGCCAAAGGCTGAAATTTTGAGAAGAGGGCTGAGAATGCAACATAATTTGCTGAGACATACCGGGTGAATTAATGAAAATTGGCTGAATTCTTGGATATCGATTTAATCATTTTTGGTCATTTTCTGCCCACTTTTGGGAAAATAAAAACGGGCAGAGACTGAAAAATTTGGGCAAAAGTGCGAAAAATATTTAGTGGATATCCAACTTTGGTCAAAAATTTGGGTTTTCTGCCCACTTTTTAAAACGTTTTTGTCCATAGACAGAATGCCTGTAAACCCAGTATTTATGCGGGTTCCGAGTTCTTGGATATCCAACTTTGGTCAAAAACCCACTTTTTTTTCAACTTTAATGCGAAGAAAAAGTTTAATAAATATATATAATTAGCAAAAATTTTTGGGTTTTTGTCCAAGAAGGTAGTTCCAGCTCAAGGAGCGACTTTAAATTTAGTTTCGGCTATGGTATAATTTAAGAGCCACACAATCATATATTGCTAAACGTTTAAGGGAATGACTTTGGTAAAAAGTGTAATCTCTCTTTACTTGTACCCTTAGACGAAAAGCAAGATTGTGTGGCAACAATGGGAGATGCCTTTTTCGGTGCGTCTCTCAAATGGGGCGCACTTTTTATTTTGCGTTTCCATATTGATATTCTGGATATATGGAGGAGTGGAAATGAACGAATCAAGTGATAATACAATACAAATGATGACATTGCAAAATGATTTTCAGTTAGAACCAGTAAAACAGGAAGTTAATTTTGACAGAGGGTTTACTAAAATTTCATTGACAAATAATCAGAAAAAACAAATTAGTGCCGCACTCCAGCATATGCCAACAGCAGTTGCTAGTAGCACAATGGCAAATGCATATATTCTCAGATTTCCAGATGGAATTGACAACACTTTAATGTCATTGAAGCAAGGTGGAGTATCTAGTACATGGTTAGATGCTTCTGGTCATATTGGTGGTACGGCATCTCTTTATTCGATGAATATAGAAGCCGCTATGTTAGGTGCGTTCTCCGCAATGGCAATAGCTTCTAGTCAATATTTTATAAAACAGATAAATTCTGAATTACAAATGATAAATCAAAGTATGGATAAAATTTTAGAATTTTTGTATGGAGATAAAAAAGCAGAACTGTTATCAGAAGTAAGTTTTATAAAATATGCGTATGAAAACTATTCTTCAATTATGGGACATAATGAGCAGAGAGTTGCGACAATAGCAAGTCTTCAAGATGCAAAGAAAGTTGCTATGAAAGATATTGAATTTTATATGTGTGATCTAGATTCCACAATAAATAGCAAATCAAGTATAGATGAATTAGTGACGAATGCATTTCAAATAAAGGAAAGTTTAGAGCTATCTATTCAATTGTATGGCATGAGTAGTGTGCTTGAGACTTATTTCTCTCAAAATTATGATGTTGAATTTATCAAATATGTAGAGCAAGAGATAACATCATATATTGATAAATGTGAAAAAAGGATTCTTAGCAGTTTTAGTGCTTTAAAAAAATTTCTTAATGACTATAAAGGGCGATTGCTAAAAAAAGAGGATAAGTCACAATATGAAAATTTAGTTGGAGAATTAGTGGACTCTTTATATAATGGAGAAGAATCGGCGATACGAAAGTCTCTTAGAAAAACATTACAAGAGACTTTATCGGCAAGGGAATACTATGTTAAAGAGAATGGTGAAGTATATTTGAAAGAAGCTTAAAAAGTATATTACATACATGAGACAGAGGTATTGTTAAGTATCTCTGTTTTTTTTACGCTAAATTTGCAAGCTGTATTATGAGAAACAATCATTAAATGAATGGAGGTATTTATTATGAAGTATTGTACAAAATTAAGAAAAGAACAAAGTGATTTCGAGCAGTGGTTACCATTGGTTGGAAGTTATTGCGGAAATGCTAAAATAGAAAAAGTATTAGAAATAACAAATTCTGATCAGTATGTAATATGCTATACGGGAACATTAAAGGATTTCTTAGCTGAAAGACACTTCTTTGGTAAGTCTAATGTATTTAGATGTGATTGGTAAATTTTAAGGAAGAATCTTGTTACTTAGGTTCTTCTTTTTTTTATGCTCTTTTTTTGCGCGCGAAAAATACATTCCCTTTTATGAGGAGAGAGGTAAAATATGCGTTTTTAACAGCATTCACTTTCTCTTTTGATATTTGTGAAAGGAGCTTACAAAATGTTAGAAAACAAATTCCAGGCTAATTTAATTAAAGAGCTTAAGAAACTTTTTCCTGGATGCATCGTTATGAAGAATGATGCGAGTTATATTCAAGGTATTCCAGACCTGCTAATTCTTTATAATGATAAGTGGGCTTCTTTGGAATGTAAAAAAAGCGCGTCGGCTAATAAACAGCCTAATCAAGAATATTATGTGGATCAAATGAACAGGATGTCTTTTTCTCGTTTTATTTGTCCAGAGAACAAGGAGGAAGTGCTATATGAACTTCAACAATCATTCCAATCTTGAGGGGCAACACGCTTTCTTAGGAGCTAGTAAATATCATTGGATTAATTACAGCGAAGATAAAGTTGCCGATGCCTATTCAAAATTTCTTGCTACTCAGAAAGGGACTGTACTACATGCATTTGCTGCACAGTGTATTTCTTTGGGACAGAAATTACCAAAATCACAAAAGACTTTGAATATGTATGTTAATGATGCCATTGGTTACAAGATGACACCGGAGCAGACATTATTTTATTCTGAAAACTGTTTTGGAACAGCAGACTCAATTTCATACAGGTCTGGATTACTTAGAATTCATGATTTGAAGACAGGCGTAATTCCAGCACACATGGAGCAGCTTATGATTTATGCCGCTCTTTTTTGTTTGGAATATAAAGTAAAACCTGCTGATATTGATATGGAATTAAGAATCTATCAGAACAACGAAGTTCTGTATCATAATCCAACAGCAGAAGATATCGTTCCAATTATGGATAAAATCATTACCTTCGATAAGGTTATAAGAAAAATAAAAGAACAGGAGGGTTAATCAATGAATCGAATAGCTAAAGTATTATCTCAAATTTCAGATGATATGCTTATGCATTACGGTGTCGCCAGAAGATCTGGTCGATATCCATGGGGTTCTGGAGATAACCCTTATCAGCATAGTGGAGACTTTCTGAGTCGTGTGCAGTCTTTGAAAAAGTCTGGTATGAGTGAAACAGATATTGCTAAGACTATGGGGCTTACAACAACTCAGCTTAGAACACAAATGAGTCTTGCTAAAGATGAAAGAAGAGCAGTGCAGGTTGCAACAGCCAAAGACCTTAGAAAAAAAGGTTACAGTTTGAATGAAATCGCTGACAAGATGGGATTTGCAAATGACTCATCTGTAAGGTCTTTATTGAATGAAAATTCAGAAGCCAGAATGAACCAGGCGAAAGCCACTGCTGATGTTCTTAGAAAACTTATTGATGAAAAAGGTATGATTGATGTCGGTACCGGAGTTGAAAGAGAACTTGGAGTATCGAAAGAGAAACTTAACCAGGCTCTTTATATTTTGGAAATGGAAGGTTATCCGATTTATGGAGGTGGAGTTCCACAGGTTACTAATCCAGGAAAACAGACAAACATAAAAGTAATCTGTCCTCCTGGAACAGAACATAAGGATATTTATAATTATGAGGATGTGCATTCTGTAAAAGACTATATTTCTTATGATGGTGGTGAATCTTTTAGAAAAGGCTTTGAATACCCTTCTAGTATGGATTCTAATCGACTTGCTATCAGATACAAAGAAGATGGCGGTATTAACAAAGATGGTGTTATAGAACTTCGTAGAGGAGTCCAGGATCTATCATTAGGCGATTCGCATTACGCACAGGTTCGAATAATGGTAGATGGAAAGAAATATCTAAAGGGAATGGCTGTCTATTCTGATGATATGCCAGATGGAGTTGATGTTATTTTCAATACCAATAAATCAAAATCAGTTCCTAAAATGGAAGTTCTTAAGGATATTAAGAATGACCCGGATAATCCTTTTGGTTCTTTGATAAAGGAACATGGTGGTCAAAGTTATTATGATGACCCAAAAGGAAAGTATACAGACCCCGTAACTGGAAAGAAACAGAGTTTGTCTTTAATCAATAAGAGAGCCGAAGAAGGAGATTGGGGCGAATGGAGTAAAACACTTCCATCTCAGTTCTTATCAAAACAGAGTCTATCTCTTATTAAAAAACAGTTGGGTCTAGCAACGGCAGATAAGCAATCTGAATTTGATGAGATTTGTTCATTAACCAATCCTACAGTAAAGAAAACTTTATTGAAATCTTTTGCTGATGATTGTGATTCAGCTGCTGTACATTTGCAGGCTGCGGCATTACCAAGACAGAAATATCAGGTAATACTTCCATTGACAACCATTAAAGATAATGAGGTTTATGCACCAAACTATAAAGATGGTGAAACAGTTGCCTTAATTCGTTATCCTCATGGAGGAACTTTCGAGATACCAATTTTGAAAGTAAATAATAAGTTAGCTGAAGGAAAGAGTGTTCTTGGTAATACTCCGGCTGATGCCATTGGTATTAATAAAAAGAATGCCGATAGATTGTCCGGAGCTGACTTTGATGGTGATACCGTAATGGTAATACCTTGTAATTCTTCAAAGAGCAAAGTAAAAATTACTTCTACACATTCTTTAAAAGGATTAGAGGATTTTGATACAAAGGATGCATATGGTCCAGATTCTAGTAAACCTGTAAAAGTAGATTCTAAAGGAAAAGAATACTACACCAGAAATGGTAGAACATACCAAAGGATGACAAATACTCAGACTGAAATGGGTAAGATTTCCAACCTTATTACAGATATGACTTTGAAGGGTGCTACTGAACCAGAATTAGCAAAAGCTGTTCGTCATAGTATGGTTGTTATTGACGCTCAAAAGCACAAGCTTGACTATAAGCAGAGTGAAATTGATAACGACATTGCAACTTTGAAGAAGAAATACCAAGGCACAACAGATTCAAATGGTCACTATCATGAAGGCGCGTCTACTCTTATCTCAAGAGCAAAATCTGAAACTTCTGTATTAAAGAGAAAAGAAAGCCCTACTATCAATGAAGATGGTTCTCTAAGTTACAAAGAAGTTAAAGAGACATACACTGACAAAGATGGAAAAATAAAAATTCGTACTCAGAAGAGTACAAAGATGGCTGAAGTTAAGGATGCAAGAGAATTATCATCCGGCACCCCACAAGAAGAAGCGTATGCAAAATATGCAAATTCTATGAAGTCTTTAGCAAATCAAGCAAGAAGAGAAATGGTTAATACTGGAAAGATTGCCTATTCTGCTTCTGCAAAAGCAACCTATCAGTCTGAAGTAGACTCCCTTATGGGAAAATTAAATGTTGCTTTAATGAACGCCCCTCGTGAAAGACAAGCCCAGACTATTGCCAATGCAGAGGTTCAATCTAAGAAAAGAGACAACCCAGATATGACAAAGGCTGAAATTAAGAAGGCGAGTCAGCAGGCTCTATCGAAAGCCCGCAATTCTGTAGGAGCTAAGAGAACTTCTATAGATATAACTGATAAGGAATGGGAGGCTATACAGGCTGGTGCTATCAGTGAGAACAAGCTAACACAGATACTAAACAATACTAACATTGATGTTGTCAGACAAAAGGCTACTCCTCGTGCCACAACATCACTCAGTACAGCTAAACAGGGTAGAATTTCAGCTCTATCTGCATCTGGCTACAGTACATCTGAAATAGCAGAAGCTTTAGGGGTATCTACTTCAACTGTATCTAAGTATCTGAATGGAAAGGAGTGAACATAGAGAATGGATGTAACTAAGTGTGCATTGACTACAATTGACAACCCTTATGATCCGTTCGATCAGTTCACCGAATGGATGCTATATGACGAGGAGAAAGGCTATCACTCGACATCGTATCTTGGTCGCATCGCAAGGACATCGGATGAGCTATCGGATGAAGAGAATGACAAAGAGATCGAAAGAGCAATAGACGAAATCATCAAATATGATTTTAGAAACATATACAAGAAAGTGAAGAAAACACTAAAAAATACGCAGACTGTCTAAGGGTATAGGGGGGGGTGTCTAAAAAACATACCCCCACCCATATCGCGGCGGTCTTTATTTTTTCCCCAGAGGGAAATTTTTGAAAAATGTTCTGATATATCAGCAGGGTTTTAAAGAGTTTATAGGATTGTTACTGAGCGGTGGCTGGCTCATCTTTAAAGGTTGTCTCCTTTCATATACAAGAGTGTAGTAATAGTCTCTGTAAACTCTTTAAAACCTTGCTGAAACTTTATGTAAAGTGTGCAGAAATTATTTAAAAGGAGGCGGTAACTATGAGGAAAGTTAAGCCAGACTCATCTTCTGATACTGCCAGTCAGCGAATGCGACCAGCAATTACACCAGAGGCAAGGCAGAAACAAATGATTTCTCTTGCAACTGATTGTGCTGAGGATTTAATGAGGTCTGGTAAGGCACCATCGCAAATTATTGTCCATTATTTGAAACTCGGAACAAAACAGGCAGAGCTTGAATTAGAGAAGACAAAAAAAGAGTTAGCTCTAACAGAGGCTAAGACAAAAAGTATTCAATCTTCAGAACAGGCAGAGGAATTATACAAGAATGCACTTGATGCTTTCAGAGGATACAGTGGACAGGATACACAAATGGAGAGCGATGAATATGAGTGGGATGATTAGGACATATACAGAGCTTACCCGTTTGCCAACATTTCAAGAAAGATTTGAATATTTGAAATTAGATGGTTCTGTTGGAATAGAGACATTTGGTTTTGACAGATATTTGAATCAAATTTTTTATAACTCAAAAGAGTGGAAACGACTTAGAAACGAAATCATTGTCAGAGATAGAGGATGTGATTTGGCTTGCGAGGGATATGAAATTCAAGGGAATATTATTATTCACCATATGAATCCAATTACACTAGAGGACATCATAAATAGAAATGACGACTTACTTAATCCAGAGTATTTGATATCAACAGTATTGAATACTCACAATGCTATACATTATGGTGATTCAAGTTTATTACCACATGCACCTGTAGAGAGAAGAAAAAATGATATGTGTCCATGGAGACATTAGAAGGAGGTTACTTATGAGTGAGGAAAGAAACGAAAATCAGTCAGTGCAGACAGCATCTGTTACTAAGTCATCAGTAGAGTCAGCAGATACTAATACAAATAATGAAAACATTAAAGTTTTTGGTGTTGTTGAAAGTTGCGGATATCTGAGAGTTAGAAAGGAGCCAGATAAAGAATCGGATGTCGTTACAACAATTCCAGTTGGGACGATGGTGGAACTTGAAAATGATGAAGTTATTGATGGCTTCTATGCTGTTCATACAGAAGTAGGAGATGGCTATTGTATGGCTGAGTTCATTCGGGTTACTCGAGCTGAAAAGGAGTGACTATATGGCAGCAGAGAGAATGAATGACAGTATATTAACATCTGTGAAAAAAATGTTAGGTTTGTCAGAAGAGTATGACGCATTTGATTTAGACATTATTACACACATTAATTCTGTATTCACAATTTTGACACAGATTGGGGTAGGTCCTGATAATGGATTTATGATTGAAGATAAAACTCCTGTATGGACAGATTTTATACAGGATAGTGGAATTTATCAGCTTGTAAAATCCTATATGGTATTAAAAGTTCGATTATTGTTCGATCCACCGATGAGCTCTGCTGTATTAGAATGCTATAAAACCCAAGTAAACGAATACGAGTGGCGGTTGAAAACAATGGCTGAAAATCAGGAGGTGACGGAAGATGGTAACAGCAACTCAGACTGAATCCGATGCGTCCCTTTCTCACCACGGAATTAAAGGTATGAGATGGGGTGTTCGTCGTTTTCAAAACAAAGATGGCTCTTTAAAAAAATGCAGGGAAGAAAGATACAATGTTGACATTGAAGACGCCGTTACAAAGAAACAAAAAGCTAAAGCCTCAGCACGAAAGGCATCTGCACAATATAATCGTACATATTCAAAGAAAGATGCTGAGGCTTTTACAAAAGCAAATAGTAAGTTAAAATATGCTAATAGGCAAGTGAAAAACGAGAAAATAAAGAGTAAACTTAATGATGAGACAAAAAGAGTAAAAGACGTTTAACACTTGAAAAACAGTATAAGCAGAGTGGTATGACAGAGGAAGAGGCTGCTATCGCTGCATATAAACGAGTCAAAACAGAAAAAGCTATAGCAGCAATTTCTGGAATGACAGTAGCGGCTATAACTGCATATGTTGCATACAAGCATTATGATAAAACTGTAGACAAAATAATAAAACCTGGCACTAAAATTCATAATATATCAACGAATAGCAATAAAGGCATTGAGGATGCTTTCTACTTTTCGCAAACAAAAATGGATCAAGCTAAATATAAAGGCATCTATGGAAAGGCTTTATCATCATATGGAACCAATAAAGTTTACGATACTCAAATTGGAATTAATAAGACTATAAAGGTCGCATCTGAAAAATCAGCTACTCGGGCATTGAGTGAATTAGTGAACGGAGACAAGCAATATGCAGAACAGCTAAGCAAACACTTAGAGTCTTCAAAAAATAGATATGCATTAAAATCGCAAAATGATCTCATATCTAAAGCGGCTACAAAGTTATCAAAAGGTAAAATAGATGCTGACGTCTATAATGCATTAAATTTAACCCTTGTAGATCATCAATTACCGACATCATCAAGTATCAATAAAGGCTTTTATGATAAATTGAAAAGCAAAGGGTATGATGCTATAATAGATATAAACGATAAAAAATATAGCGGATACAAAAGTAGTAAGCCTGTGATAGGATTTAATATGGCAGATAAAGCTACTGTTGATAAAATCAGTGAGGTTGGAAAACAGGAGATTGAAAAGAATTACAAAATTGGAATGACCGATTTATCGACTAGGGCTTATGCACCTGCGATTGCAGCTGGAGCGGCTTATGTAATGGGTATTAAAAAAGTTTCTGATACTCAGACAAAGAAAAAAGAGACACAAATTGTAAATGAATATAGAAAGAAGCATCCAAAATCTAATCTTAGTAACACGGAAATTTTAAATAATTATTACGATTATTAATATTCCGAGAAAGAAGGACTGAAAATGAAACGTGTAACTTACAATATCATAAAGCACATACCATTTGTAAAAACAGTTTTATCATTAACAGGAAATAACGAATATTTCTTATGTAGTCAGATGTTATCAGACAAAACTTTTGAACCAATTTTGGTATATATGCGTAAACATCCGGATATCGTTTTAACTGAAAAATTAGCAAAACAGATTTTAAAAAAGTAAATATTTGATTACTATGAGGGACTATGGAAACATAGTCTCTTTTCATTTGTAAAGAGATAGGGAGGTGAATATTCAAAATGAATAATGAATTAGAACACCACGGTATCAAAGGTATGAGATGGGGTGTTCGCCGTTATCAGAACAAAGATGGTTCTTTAACACCTCAGGGCAAAAAGCGATATGACAGAGATATAAGAGATAATCTCGCAAAGAAAAAAGATAACAGAATTGATACAAGTCATCCGGATCCTAATAGATGGGCTAGAGAAGATTTAGAACGAAGTAAAAAAATCGTTGACACCAGTTCGTCTATGGTTCGCCAGTTAAAATCAATGGAAATCGAAACGCGACCGAAATCTAAGCGAAAAAGTATGGATTTATCGAATATGTCTGATAAAGAAATGCGAGACAGAATCAACAGAGAGTTACTTGAGCAGCAATACCAAAAATTATTTTCGGAAGTTGAAGAGCCGAAGATATCTAAGGGACGAGAATGTGTTACGAATGTATTATCAGTAGCAGGTGATGTACTGGTGGTAACAGGTTCTGCTCTTGGTATCGCATTAAGCATTAAAGAATTGCGAGGTAAATAAGGAGTAAGATATGGCATTATCAAACACAGCCGTCCCGAAATATTACGGCATGTTTCGTGATGCCGTTATTCGAGGCGAAATACCAGTTAATAAGGAAATCTCTATGGAGATGAACCGTATTGATGACCTTATTGCAAATCCTGGAGTTTATTACGATGACAAAGCAGTTGAGGGATTTATCCTATATTGCGAAAATGAATTAACACTTACCGATGGTTCTGATTTGAATCTTCTTGATTCATTTAAAGTATGGTCTGAACAAATTTTTGGTTGGTATTATTTTGTTGAAAGAAGCGTCTATGAACCGTCAGAAGATGGTCATGGCGGACATTATGTTAAAAAGCATATCCGAAAAAGGCTAATTAACAAGCAGTACCTTATAGTAGCACGAGGCGCTGCAAAATCTATGTATGGTTCCTGCTTACAAAACTATTTTCTTAATGTTGATATCACAACAACACACCAAATTACAACTGCACCAACAATGAAACAGGCAGAAGAAGTTCTGTCGCCTATTCGTACAGCTATTACTCGTTCGAGAGGACCATTTTATAAATTCCTTACAGATGGTTCAATAATGAATACCAGTGGTTCAAAAGCCAATAGAGTTAAATTGGCATCGACCAAGAAAGGAATAGAAAATTTTCTTACCGGTTCGTTATTGGAAATTCGTCCGATGAGGATAGATAAGTTACAGGGATTGCAGCTCAAGGTTGCAACTGTTGATGAATGGTTATCTGGAGATATCAGAGAAGACGTAATCGGTGCTATTGAGCAGGGTGCGTCAAAGGTAGACGATTATTTGATTGTTGCTATTAGCTCTGAAGGTACAGTCCGTAACGGAGCTGGCGATACAATCAAAATGGAATTGCAGGACATCCTAAAAGGCGAATATATTAACCCTCATGTTTCTATCTGGTGGTACAAACTCGATTCTGTCGAAGAAGTTTCAAATCCAGATATGTGGTTGAAGGCTAATCCAAACTTAGGAAAGACGGTCAGCTATGAAACATATCAGCTTGATGTTGAAAGAGCAGAGAAAGCCCCAGCAGCAAGAAATGATATACTTGCAAAACGATTTGGTCTGCCGATGGAAGGTTATACGTATTACTTCACATATGAAGAAACTCTGCCACATCGAAAAAGAGATTTTTGGCAGTTGCCATGCTCTTTAGGTGGAGATCTATCACAGGGAGATGATTTCTGTGCATTTACGTTTCTGTTCCCATTATCTAATGGCGCATTTGGTGTAAAGACACGAAATTACATAACGCAGAGAACATTAATGAAATTACATCCTGCAATGAGAATGAAGTATGAAGAGTTCATTAAAGAAGGTAGTCTTATTGTCATGGAAGGAACTGTTCTGGATATTATGGATGTATATGAGGATTTGGATAACTACATTATTGAAAGTGGTTACGATGTAAGGTGTTTTGGGTACGACCCATATAACGCAAAAGATTTCGTAGAACGTTGGACACAGGAAAATGGTGTATTTGGTGTAGAAAAAGTAATCCAGGGAGCTAAGACAGAATCAGTTCCACTTGGAGAATTAAAGAAATTGTCAGAAGATAGGATGCTTCTGTTCGATGAAGAGCTTATGACATTTACGATGGGAAACTGTATTACTTTAGAGGATACTAACGGAAACCGTAAATTGTTAAAGAAAAGATATGATCAGAAAATTGATGCAGTGGCAGCTATGATGGATGCCTATGTCGCATATAAGCTCAATCGAGATATGTTTGAATAAGGAGGAAAAATTCAAAATGGAATTAACAGTTGGCTCCAGACTGAAACACGCCTGGAATGCATTTCTGAATCGAGCCCCCACTACCAATTATCAGTATGGTATAGGTGGAGGATATGCATATCGACCAGATAGATTTAGGCTCACAAGAGGAAATGAGCGTTCTATCGTGACCTCTGTTTACAATCGAATAGCTTTAGATGTAGCCGCCATTAACATTCAGCATGTTCAGTTGGATGATGAAGGGCGGTTTTTAAATGTTATAAAATCTGGACTTAATGATTGCTTATCATTAGAGGCAAATCTTGATCAGACAGGAAGAGCATTCATACAGGATGTAGTTATGTCAATGATGGATGAAGGTGTTGTGGCGATAGTACCTATTGATACCACAATTGACCCAGATATATCTAACGGATTTGATATAACGTCAATGCGAGTAGGAAAAGTAGTTGATTGGTATCCACAGCATGTAAAGCTGGAGGTATATAACGAACAGACAGGTGTAAGACAGACAATTACTATGCCAAAGAGAAACGTAGCAATTATTGAAAATCCGCTTTATGCCGTTATTAATGAACCGAATTCTACAATGCAGAGATTGGTTCGAAAGTTGAATCTTTTGGATGCTGTTGATGAACAGAGCAGTTCCGGAAAATTGGATTTAATTATCCAGCTACCATATGTTATCAAATCAGATGCAAGAAGAAAGCAGGCTGAACTTCGAAGGAAAGATATAGAAGAACAGTTATCTGGCTCAAAGTATGGAATTGCGTATATTGATGGAACAGAGCATGTTACACAGTTAAATCGTTCAGTTGAGAATAATCTGATGAAGCAGATTGAATATTTGACGAGTATGCTATATAGCCAGTTAGGTATCACTCAGAGCATATTAGATGGAACAGCTGACGAGAAGACAATGCTTAATTACTACAATA